GCAAACTCCTGCATCGCACGACTAAAAATCCCGCCACGAACATTCGGACCATACACATTCCTACCTGTGTACGCACGAACCAACTGCGGTTGAGCAGTCTCATACTGCCTCAACGCCTGCTGACGAGCACGAGCACCACGTTGCTGAGACAACGTGCGTGCATACTGATTAGCCGCCGCAGTCGCACCATAATTTTCCGTGTACCCACGGCGACGAGATTCAAACAAACTAGGGTCGTACGCCATACTGCCTCTTTGCATCAATCGCCGCAACCTGTGAACGAAGCGACTCAATCTCCTTGCTCATTTCCGACAACTCACGAGACAACGAAAAAAACACCTGTTGCAGACGCCCAGCGTCAGCACCAGTCAACGTGTTCAAAATCGGAGAAGACCAAGGAGTTTTCACGAAAACACCTGCGAACCCAACACCACCGCAGCCGAATCACCAGCAGCAAGTTGACCCGCCACAGACGGGTCCAACTTCTCTGCAGTCACAGCAGCAGTAGCAATCTTTGCGGTCACAATAGCACCATCAGTTATGTTCGTACCAGCAGCAACACCGTCAACAAAGTTCTTCACCGCAGTGAAGTTGCTGTTCATCTCGGAAGCCTCAATGATTGTTCCGTTACTGAACGAATAAGGAATAGAAACAGGCATTATCCGGTCACCTTTCGATTATTAAACTTGTATGTAATAGAATCAACACCCCACGAACCGTTCTCGGGGCCAGTGAACAACAACTGCACACTCCGAGCCAAACCAAGATTCCGACCGTTCAACACCTCAACACCCTGAGCAACCTCACCCCACAAACCAGTCCCCCACAAATCCGTACCCCAATACCCGCCAGTACCGGCACCACCCAACGTCACATCAAACTGTTTACGTTCCGAACCAGACGACTCCTCATAATTGTGATACACACGAACGTTCACGTTCCGTTGTGTATCCACCTGCTTAAACACGATGTCGGGGCGACGAAACATCTTCTTCATCGCATAACCGCCACCATCAACCCAACCAGTCCGATAATACGAATCAAACGAATCCTCAGAACCATCAACGTTGTCGTACTGTTCCTCATACAAATCAACCTTCATCACATAAGGTTGAGTTGGGTGACACAACACCCGATAGTTCACATTGTTTGAATCCGTCCAGTCACAACCACCCACCAATCCGTACTCGTCGTACGTCGCAAACTGTGTGTATGCACCGTTGTTGCCGATACTTGAATCAAAAATGTAGTTACGTGTCGGCTTGGTTGCCGTACCGTTCGGGTCGTATGGCAACGCCAACCAGCACCTTCTGCCCACAAACGAAACCGAATACGGTTCCGTAGAAGCCGTAGACAACTTTCCTTCGTCCACAAGCGGACGCAACGGCTCAAAAATGTCAATAATTTTCGTACCGTCGTAGTAAAACAATCCTTCAGGATTGGAATAAAAGAACACACCATCTTCGCCTTGTGCCATGCTGTGATGATTCAAGCAACCAAGTTTCGTAGACAACTCCACAACCTGAAAATTGTCGGTGTTATTACCAATCAACAAATAGATTGCGTTCGGCTTAAAAATAACCAACTGACCGGCAACAATCGCCATGGCGTTAATACCGACACCGCCACCGTTGAAATCAAGATAATCATCCTCAGCCCAATCTTCAGGCAAACCCTCATGAGACCAACGCAAACGATTCGGATACGCAACACCATCCTCAAACGTGTTCGCAGCAAACAACTTGGACGTATGCACAATCAGATGCTCAGCACGAGGCATGTAACCGCCAACAGGATTGTTGTACGGCTGCCACACCGGTCCGCTCGCAGACATCTGCGAAGCGTACGTATTCGTCGTCTGCCACTTGTAACCAACCTGAGAAGCGTTCGCACCAGCACCCATGTACAACACGTCACCCCACGCAGCCAAACACATACCATCATCAGACTGCGACACAACAGGATTACCAGCCGAATACTCCAACCGAGTAAAGTTGCCACCCGACGACCAAAACACGTGGTCGTCATCACAAAACATCAAACGTTCAGACGCACCATAAAACGGAAACACCATCTGCGGATTCCACGTACCAGTCACAGGAATCGCCGTCGTATTCAACCTGTGCATCCCACCACGAGAAAACACCCCACCACGAGGGTCAATCTCCACATTCAACATGTCAGGCGACTCGTTACGACGCAACTGAAACTGGTCAGCCCGAAGATTCAACCCACCCGTAAAATCATCGTAACGTTCAGTAAGAATCCTGCTCATGACCCAAGAGTCGCCCCCAACGTCTGCAACCAGCGACGCATAGTTGGATACTTCTTACCACCCGACAACAACAACGGACGATGCGAACGAGCCTTCATCAAATCACGACGAGCCATAGCAACACCCTCCTCAAAAGAGCGTTGATACATCATCGCCATCTCATTATCCTCTTGACGTTGATACACCCGAGCCAACGCATAATACGCCAACAACACATGAAACCAGTTATCCAAATCAATCTCAGTAGCAGTATTAGACAACCACGTGTACAACGGGTTGCGATACGCACGAACCGTCAACGGATACACCGCATCAGGCTTCGGATACAAATGAATCTGGTTATCCCACACCGCCCAAAAATACGGGCGACTCGCCACATCCGTATTCCCCAACCAAATCTCCTCAGCATCATCGTACGCAATCTCAGTAAACCTGTTACCAGACGCCGTCGTATCCACAATAGAGATAATCTCCCGAATGTCACCAATCGCAGAAATCGTGTACGGACGCTGACCAACAACCGTATTCACTGTGTACGTCTCCTGATAGAACGGCCAACGCCGTTCCAAAGAAACGATACGTTGAAACGCTTCCTTGACGAACGTGTCCAACAAACTGTTCGGCAGGTCTACCGTGTCCAAATCGGAGATGTCTCGCACCATCGTGCGAACGTCAGCAAGATTCATCCAACATCACCACCCTTGGCAGCCTTCCGCAGATGACCAATGCAATACTGGGTGCCCTTCGCCTTGGGTCCCTCGCAAGTGTCGTTTTCCGCCACACAGCGGTTACGACCCGTGTATTCACCCCCACCCGCCTGTAGACGTGCACCTTCCACCCCTTGATGGGCTGGACGGTAACCCTGAACGGGTTGACCGTACAGTGCGTGGGCGGGTTTAGAACCTTTCATCATCCTTAGCCCCTTTTATTACTTACTTCGCTTCAGGAAGCCTCCGCCACCAGAGCCACCCTGTCCCATCCCACGTCCCGGGGCAGCACCACCACCAGTAAGACGTCCGTAACGAGATGAACCCATTCCCTGTCCCTTTCTGGCATCTTTAATGGTTACCCGAATATCGTCCTTCTTCAATCCACTTCCCCATCCAGAACCCTTTGCGCCCTTGATTGCCGTTTTTGATTGAATTTTTCCGGCACGTGCCAAATCAATTGCGGCTTTACGGTTGCTGCGAAGAATGTCCTCTTTGGACATTCCCTTCTGAATTGGACCAACAGCCTTGAGATTTCGTGCTTGATTCGCACGATAAAGATTTCCGCCCTTTGGCGGTTTCTTCATGGCAGATTTGGCAGCCACAATTGCTGCGCCAGCAGCAACACCAGTAGCAGAAGCAAGTGCTTCTTTCTTATTCGTCGGATACCCGAAAGGTCTGCGAGGACTATTCTTAATCTTTTCTCGCTTAATCTTTTCTTCGGTACGGTCAGCACGACTTGTTCAAACACTACGCTTCTTCGCCATCATCTTCTCCTTTTTGTAGTTCCACCCCGACGGAAGGGAGGTGGGCGCCGAGGTGGAACCAACAAATTATCGGTTCTTGCCTCGCACGTAGTTCTTGTTCTGCGAACGACCCTTCAACTGACGCTGCGCTTCACGGTCCACCCGTGGACGCATGCGCTCCTGACGGGCACGCTCAGCACGGTCAACCTTTGCCTTGTTCTCCGGACGACGGTCAGCAGAAATTCCGCTGGTACGTGCAGTTGGCTTCCTCGTTGACTGTGACTTCGCATACGCTGCACGAGCCTCACCACGCAGACGCTTCTCACGCTTACTACGCATGGAAGCATCCCGAGTCGGTGCAACACCCTTGCTCTTCAGATACGAACGGACATATTTCTTTCTTGTTGGCATTGCTTTCCCCTTGGAGTTACTTACTCCGTTGTCTAGTATTGAGTAGTATTGCGGCATTTCCTTCTCCTTATTAACTTCGGGTGGCAGGGGCTTTCACCCCCGCCACCCAAAATTTAAACTCAGGCAGTCTTCGCCGTGAGTTTGCCCTGCTTAGCAGCGTTACGGCAAGTAAGGTTGCCGTAGCACATGATAAGCGCATAACGAGCATCAAGGTTCTCTGGACGGACAAATTCCGTCTGAGCAAACCACTTGCCGGAGTGACCGACAAGGCTCAGATACTTGCTGTTGAGGAAGTACACGACACCAGCGGTGCAGTGAACATCGTACACAACCGGGGCAGCCTTGAACAGCAGGTTCTGGAAACCAGCATCTGCAGTCTTGGTGTCGGTGTAACGAAGTTGCGGCTGCAACAGAGCCTCATACTTCTCAAAGAGGGTTTGGGTCGTCAGCACCATGTCTGGGTGGTCATTGCCCACCGACACGCTGTTGTACGCCGTTGCCATCTTCGCAAGGCTGAGAGCCTCAGCGGTGTTCTCCTCGTACGAACGCCAGAACTCGTTACCAGCCGTTGCACGGTTGATGTTTCCGACAGTGCCAGACGCCTCGACGATGTTGCCGAGTCCGTTCCAGTCCTTGCCCGAGTTACCGGTTCCGTCAGCGAAGAACATCTGGTTGAAGCCTTCACGCATTGACTCTTCAGCCTGCATGATTTTGGCTTCCAGCAGGTTGATGATTTCCTGCTCGCCGTTGTTCTTGCCTTCCTCAATACCGCTGATTGCGATGGACGCAGCGTACTGCTTCCACTCGTACTCAGCAGCCGAGATGCCCTCTTGGGCGGTCAGCGAAATCGTGTCGTAACCACTGTACGACGCAACCGTGCTGTTCTGTCCGTAGATGAGCGGCTCAACAATCTTGGTACCACCGTTCAACATGCGGATGCGACCCTTATCCATGAGGAAGTAGGTCAGCGGACGTGCGGTGAACACGTTATCCGTCAGTTGTGGACGATAGTTCGCAAGCGTTGTTGAGAGCAGCGCATCAAAGTTTACGTTACCTGCCATGATGTATTACTCCTTGGTTGAAATTGTGTTAGCCCTCTAACTGCCGTTTGGCAGATTCAAAGGCATCACGAACGCTTCGAATAGGTTTAGAAGACACGTCGGCACTTTTCGCTGAAGCACCCTTGGAAACAACTGCGGCTTCCCGTTTCGCTTCAACAATCTTTTCCTCAGTCGGTTTCACTTTCGTTTCTCCTTTGGGTTTGGATTGTTCAAACAAACGGTCAAACGCAATTTGTTTGTAGGTTGCTTCAAGATTCGTGCTCCCCGTTGCCAACGCTTTCGCTACGACTTCGTTGGCGTCAAAGAGTTCTCCGTATCTCCGTGACAAAGACTCAATCTGGTTCTCCAATTCACGCATCGCTTTTTCTTGTTCAAATGCCTGAATACGAGACTCAAGTTGGCGGTACTGCTTTTCCACTGGGTCCAAAAACTCTTCCTCTTCGGAAGTTGGTTGCTGGTTAACCCCATAATGTTGCGACAGCAATTCCACAGTGCTCGCTGGGTCGTTCTGCAAAGCCTCTTGCAAAGCGGCCGCAAACTGCACCTGTCTTCGTTGCTCAGCAAGTTCCTGCGTCTTGCGGGTATAGTCCGCTTGACGTTGGTAACCACTAAGCGCCTCAGATAACGGAACCTCGATTTCTTCGCCATCAACAGTTAACTTGACGGGCTTGTCAGCGTATTCGTCCCAAGCGAAATACTCTCTAGGTTCAGCCTCTAAGGCTTCACCAATCTCAGCGTTAGCATCAACTTGCCCTTCAACGGGTGTGTCAGTTACGCTTTCAACGGTGTTGTCAGTATTGCTCATAGAGTCCTCCTTCGGCGGTTGCTCTACCCCTAGTACCAAACGCTACATAATTGTTTCATTTGGCAACTGCGTATTCGGCAGAGGGGCACCCTGCGACAGCAATTGAGCCAAAATCTCAGGCGGAATG